CAGATACCGTAGGGAGAAAAAGTTTGAGCCTAATGAGGATGTACTTCAGAAGGCGTTCTCTTTCGCGTTTAGTATCTTTGCGAAACCGAAGGACGTCGAGTATCTCCAGGTACTTAATGATGTTGAAGCTCTGGCTGCGCTCAAACCAAACACTTCCGCGGGTGTTGGCTTGGTGGGGAAGAAAGGGAAGAACCTACCGATAGGTCTAAGACGTGAGGGGATGGTTCGGAGAGGAGAGAAAGCTCCAAATCCTTGTCTGGCTTTCGCTAGGACACAGAGGGGTAATAAAACTCGGCTTGTCTGGGGATATCCTCTGGAGATGACGATAATGGAGGCGCGTTTCGCTAGGCCGCTAATCGATCACTTTCTAGAGGCTGATACTCCGATGGCCATTGGTAGGATGAAGTTTGTGGTCGGCGCAAAGATATGCTGTACAATAGCCGCTGATCCGTATGTCTACTCACTTGATTACAGTAATTACGACTCCTCTATCCACGAAAGACTGATTAGGATGGCGTTCTCAATCCTTGAGACTTGGTTCCCTGTATCACAGAGGAAGGAATACGGATGGGGAAAGATCGTCGATTACTTTGTGAGAACTCCCATTGTTATGCCAGATGGGAAGCTATACGTGGGAAAGACACGGGGAGTACCCTCCGGTTCATTCTTCACCCAGGTCATCGATTCCATCGTGAACGTGCTGGCTCTGAAGTATGTGACACTCCTTCAGGGCGTGGAACTGGCTTCAAGTAAGATGCTGGTTCTTGGTGATGATAGTATCTTCGGTACTAAGAGGCCTCTAGACCTACAGAGGCTCAAAGCGGATCTTGAGACTATTGGGATAACATTGAATCTGGAGAAGAGTGAGGTCAATACGAACCATTTCCTGGGTGCATATTGGAGGGCGTGCTTACCGCACCTCTCCCTCAATGAGATAGTGAAAAGGGCCATCTGTCCGGAGAAACCACGATACATTGGGCTCAAGACTGAGGAACAGAGGATCAGAATGGCGGTCGAGGTCCTGATGAATCTTGGATGTAGCTGGGTGGAGGCCACAAAACTTGCACCAATACTTAACCATGCAAGTACTTACTGTCTGAAGAAACCCAAGAAGGTGGACGTGGATACCTTATTCGCTCTAGAAAGGTCGAGATTCGTTGAGGGTCTAAGTATCGGTATAAAGAGGTCTCCCTGGCTCAGGGTTCTAACATGAAAC